GTTTACGCGACGATCGCCGGGCTGCGGACGACGCAGTTGACCATTAACGGCGACGCCGTGGTGATCACCAACAAGGGATCGGGTGCCTGGCGCGAATTGTTGTCGGGCGCCGGTGTGCGTTCAGTTTCGGTATCCGGTGCCGGGGTGTTTACGGGTTCGGTGGCCGAAAACCGTATCAAAACCAATGCCTTGTCCGGGGTGCTCGACGATTATGAACTTAGCTTTGAAAGCGGTGAACGCATGCGCGGCAAATTCCTAGTCGCACGTCTGGATTATGCTGGCGATTTCAATGGCGAACGCAGTTACACGCTCGAGCTTGAAAGCTCGGGTCAGGTGACGACATTATGACCCGTCTCGCAAATTGCGCACGTGGCGAGGCGACGGTTGCAGGAATTTTGCTGCGCCCGACATTTGCAGCATTGGTTGCAGCCGAAGAAGAATTGGGTCCGTTGTTCGCGTTGCTTGAACGGGCAGCTGCAGGGCAATTGACCCTCTCGGAAATGGCAACGCTGTTGTGGCATTGCCGCTTTGATGCACCCGAAGAACTCACTCGTGATGCCTTTGGTGAAATGATCGCTGCCGCCGGCCTGTCGCAAGTGACGCCGGCGCTGAAAATTCTGCTCGGCCAGATTCTGGCAGGGCGGTGAGGTGGAGACGCGGCACGGGGCCGTGGCCGAAGTTCAGGGCGACGATCAGTTTTCCGCCATAGTACGCACACTGAGCGGCCAGTCCGCGTTGCTTCTAGGGTGGCGGCCCGATGATTTCTGGAATGCCACACCCGCCGAACTGGCGACAGTGCTGCACGCATTCCGGCCTTCAATCGAAGCTGGCGCTGACGGCGATATGCTCAAAACATTGATGGAGCTGTTTCCAGATGGATGAAGAGATTGAAAGAATGGTTGTCGCGGTGCGCGCTGACACTCAAGGTTTTGCACGCGATGTCGCGGCAATGCGCGCTGAACTGGATGGCCCTTTTGCAAATGGGTTGGATCGGGCCGGTCGCATGCTGGAAAGCAGCCTTACGCGCGCTCTGCAAAGCGGCAGGTTCGGTTTTGAAGACCTGCGCCGCGTTGCGATGTCCGTTTTGTCGGAAATTGCGGGTGCGGCGATCCGCAGCGGGATCGACAGTCTGGCGGGCGGCGGCAGGCAAAGCGGATCTGGCGGCTTGCTGTCCTCGCTCGGATCGATCCTTGGCGGTGCCTTGGGTCTGCCGGGCATGGCGACGGGCGGCCCAGTTTCGCCAGGGCGCGCCTATCGTGTTGGCGAGCATGGGCCTGAAGTGTTCGTGCCGACCAGCAGCGGCAGGATCGAGACTGCTTCCGGTCGCAGCGGCGCGCCTGCGATAAACCTCACCATACGCGTTTCGGACAATGGCCGGATGAGCGCGCCGCAAGCCTTGCAGCGATCTGGCCGTCAGGTTGCCCGCGCTGTTCGTGACGCTCTGCTGCAGGCCGGTGATTGACCCATGGCTTATTGGTTGTGCAGCAAAAGGCGGAGCCAAGCGAGCCGACCGGTGATGCGGTTTGATCCGCGTTTCTGGACGCTGAATTTTCCTCGCCCGATGATGGCATCGGTGGTGACGACCGGCCCGGAATCGCTGCGGGTGGATACCGTATTCTACCGTAGCGACGATCTGGCTGGTCTGATCTGGGACAGTGAGGATCGCTGGGATCATCCCCTTCTCGCTTATGAAACCAGGCGTGATTATCGCCGGCTGACACTCCGCTTTCGCTGGCGTTCTGGCGGGGTGATGCCACTTGACGCCGTTAACGGGCCAACCCTGACGATCGAAGGCCGCAATGCTGCAGGTGAGCCCAAGAGCTGGTACGTCCGTTTGTGGAATTACGCACAGGGCACACCCGAGAATGCAGAAATCAACCTGAATTTTAGCGCGCTTGAGGGCGGCTTCCTGTTGCCGGATGAAGCGGAACCGGTGTTTGCCGGCGATATTGATCGCATGTTCATTTCGATGGTACCGCCCAGCTATTCTTCGGCGGGATCGGTTTTTCCGGCTGGCGCCGAAGGCTGGGTTGAGCTGGACCAGATCCGCTGTGACGGTGCAGGGGTGATGCTCGATACCGGCGATGTCGTTTTGCCCGAGCATGACCTGAAAATGGCAACGGGATATGACGATGCTTACAACCAGACGCCGGAACGCCTACTGCGGCAGATTGAGGCGCTCGGATATCGGGACACGATCAACCATTATGTCGGAATGAGCCATTATTTCCGGCTCGAGCCGCTGGGTGAGGGGCATTATGTGAGCCTTGCCGGCGGGGCGCTAAACACTCCTTGCCGCAACTGGCATATTGATTTTGCGAACCGCGCAAAAGCCTATGGCTATGATCTGATATTCTCGCTCAGTTACGAATTGTTCGATGCCCATTGCTGGAACGATTGGAAGCAGCGCGCTGAAAATGGCGATCCGGCGCTGACTGGCTGGTCGCCGCCTTCGACTTTGCTCTCGCCCGCTCATGCTGGCGCGATGGAATACTTGCAGGCGATAGGCCGCGCCTTTGGTTATATTCAGAAACTGGCAGGCTTGCCGGTAAAGTTCCAGGTCGGCGAACCATGGTGGTGGATCACGACCGATCATCGGATCTGCCTTTATGATGCCGCCGCAACCGCCGCCTTCGGGTCGCTTTCCGTCCCGATCAGCGATATTCGCGGGACAAAGTCGGCCGCACAGCAGGCCATGCTGGATAAGGCGGGGGAAATGCTTGCCACGTCAACAGCGGGGCTGGTCGCGGCGGTCCGTGACGAAGCGGGATCTGTGTCCTTCACCAGCTATGTACTGGTCTATTTACCCACAGTGCTCGATCCCCTCGCGCCAGATGCACAACGCGCCAATGTGCCGATCGGCTGGGCAGCGCCTGCTTTCGATGTGTTGCAGCTTGAAGATTATGACTGGGTCATCGCCGGAAATCATGGCGCGACCGAAAGGGGTGTCGCGCTTGCGACCGTGCGGCTGGGCTATCCGATAGAGGAGCAGCATTATTTTTCCGGCTTTGTGTTGAGGCCGCAGGATCGGGCGCAATGGCGCGACATTGAATTCGCCGCTGCCGGCGCAGCCAGACGCGGTACGGCGCAGACCTATATCTGGGCGCTACCGCAAATCGCACGCGACGGCTTTACGCATTTCCGGATCGGCCAAGAAAGCGAGGACGATGTGCAAGCATTTGAGGATATATTGTTTCCGGTCGAAATCGGTCGTGAGGCAGAGGCTATCGCAGAATTTTCGACTCAGATCGTGACAACCAAATCAGGGCATGAGCGCCGCAACAGCGACTGGTCGGATGCGCGCATGTCATACGATGTTGCCCCAGGCGTGCGATCCGAGGACGAACTTGCAGAATTGATCCAATTCTTCCGCGCGCGTCGTGGCAGCGCGATTGCATTTCGTTTTTCTGATCCGTTTGACGACAGTTCGAACGGGATGCTCGGTCAGCCGACGCCGCTCGACCAGCCATTGGCGATCGGAGATGGTATCCGCACCCGCTTTCCGCTGGTAAAATCTTATGGTGTCGGGTCGGATCAGCAGGTGCGGCATATCACGCGGCCAAGGCCTGGTTCGATCAGTGTGGCCATTAATGGCTCACCCTCGACCAACTGGTCGCTCGGCGACAAGGGTGAGATTATCTTTGCTGATCCGCCTGCAACCGGCGCTGTGATTAATGCAGGTTTCCGCTTCGATGTTCCGGTCCGCTTTGCCGATGATCGTATTGAGGTGAACCGCGCAACCTTCGGTGCTGGAGCCATGCCATCGGTGATGCTGGTGGAGGTTAAGGAAGGCTGATGGCGGACCAATGGCTGGAGGGGCCGGTTACCAGTTCGGCATTTGGCTGGCGGCTCGAGCGAGTTGACGGTGTCACGATCGGTTTCACCTCCCATGACCAAGATGTGATGCTGGACGGGTTGCGATATCGCGCAAGCCCCGGGTTGGTCCCAACTTCAATTACTGAAAGATCGGGGCTCGAAGATGGTGGGCTTGATCTGAGAGGGGCGCTAAGTTCGGATGCTATTCGCGCTGACGATCTGCGGGCAGGCAAATGGGATGGCGCCATGCTGGAAATCTTCCTGTTCGACTGGGCGCATGTGAATGCGGGGCGCAGGCCGCTCGCGACCGGCTGGCTGGGATCAGTGGAGTTTGATGCAAGCGGATTTTCAGTCGAGGTCGACGGGCCAGCGTCGCGGCTTCTCATGCCTGTTGCACCATTTACCTCCCCGACATGCCGGGCGCATTTTTGCGACGCGAAATGCGGCCTGAATGGCCTGCGCTTCCGCCATCGCGCTTCGCTATCGGCAATTGAAGACGTGGAAATCGTGATCAATGGGCTTGCTTCTGCCGATTTGGCAAAGTTCGACCAAGGTGAAATGCGATGGCAAAGCGGCGCCAATTGCGGGTTTCGTCATTCCATTCTGGGCTCGACGGCGACTGCGTTGATCCTTGACAGACCGCCCCCTGAAATTGCGGAACCGGGTACTGTGATCGAACTTTATGAGGGTTGCGACAAACGTTTTTCCACCTGCGCGGAACGTTTTGGCAATGCCGTGAATTTTCGTGGGGAACCGCATTTGCCGGGCAATGACTTGCTTACGCGCTTCCCGGGTGTGTGATGGAAATCGATGACGCGCGGCGCGCGATTGCCAACCGCGCCCTAGATGAGCTTGGCACACCTTTTCGCCTTTTCGGTCAGACGAGCAAGGTTGGGCTTGATTGCGTCGGCCTTGCATTGATCGCGTTGGGGCCGTTGCTGCCTGACCGCATGGTCACGCGGCCCTATCACCTGAGGGGAGAGCAACTTGAAACCGTTCGTAAGAGCCTGGCAGGGACGGTTCTTGTCGAGTTGGATTGTCCGGACGAGCGTCTGCCCGGCGACCTCGCTTTAGTGTCACCGTCGCCTTCGCAACTTCACTTCATGATCGCCGCTCTCGACGGCTGGGTTCACGCTGACGCCGCGCTCCGCCGCGTCGTCTTGCGTCCCGGACCTTTGCCTTGGCAGCTGCGATCTCTTTGGCGATTAGGCAGGATTTGATATGGCAACCTTGGTTTTTACCGCAATTGGCAGTGCGATTGCCGGGCCTGTCGGCGGTCTCGTGGGCAGCCTGATCGGGCAGCGAGCAGATTCCGCATTTTTTGGCGCAACGAGGCGAAGTGAAGGGCCTCGTATCAAGGAACTTGCTGTCCAAACCTCAAGCTATGGCACGCAATTACCAGCCATTTTCGGCGCAATGCGTGTTGCCGGAACGGTTATATGGTCGACGGACCTAATTGAAAAGCGGACCACAACTTCTGGTGGCAAGGGCAGGCCGTCGAGCGTGAATTACAGCTATTCGGTCAGTCTCGCGATCGCACTTTCCAGCCGCCCCGTTGCCCGCTTGGGGCGCATTTGGGCGGAAGGTAATCTGCTGCGGGGCGACGCGGGCGATTTCAAGGTTGAAACGGGATTTCGTTTCCATTCAGGGTATGCGGATCAAATCCCAGATCCATTAATCGCTTCGGCTGAAGGCAGCGGGCAAAGCCCTGGTTATCGTGGGGTCTGCTATGCGGTTTTTGAAAATCTGCAACTGGCCGATTTCGGCAATCGAATTCCGTCAATGACGTTTGAGTTATTCGAACGTGATGGATCGGTACTGCTGGCCGATATCTGCGCAACGGCCAGTGAAGGGGTGCTATCGGGGACGGCGGAAGACGCGGTCACGGGATATGCCCTTCAGGGCAGTAATATCCGGGCGGCGCTGTCGACCTTGATTGAAACCAGTGCAGCGCAGGTAAGACCCGACGGCGAAAATCTCCAACTGTTTACGCCCGACCCCGAGATGATTTTTGACGGTGATACCCGGGAGCTGCTGGTTCAAGGGGAGGAATCCGAACGGAATTTCACTGACAGTCGCGCAGGCCCGCGGGGTCATCCATCTGCATTGTCCTTGCGTTATTACGACCGGGATCGCGACTATCAGGCCGGGGTGCAAAGCGGCGGTTGGTCACCAAAGGGCATGGCCGAAGATCAATTGGATTTACCTGCCGTTTTGCAGGCAAGTGATGCCCGGCAGATTGTCCGAAACCTGCAAGCCCGGCGTCAGGCGGGCCGGGATCGCCGGCATATTGCGCTGGCCATCGGGCCGAAGACCCTATCGATCGGCCAAGCTGTCGGTTCGACCAGCATTCGTATCAGCGCCATTGAACATCATGCCGGCTATGCCATCGTGGATTGCTCCCGTTGGACCTTCCCCCGTTTCACACAGGCCCAGCCGGTTGATCCCGGAAGGCACCAACCGCCGCCAGACCTTTTGCCAGGGCAGACGGTTTTGAAGCTGATCGAACTGCCGTCGGTAGGCTCAACAGCGGCAACGGCCCCTATCCTCGCCGTTGCAGCGGGCGGAACCGAGGCTGGATGGCGACGGGCAGCGATTTCGCAACGTATCGACGATTCCTATCTCGACGCGGGGTCGGTAGTCCGGCCCGCAGCGATCGGGGAGCTACTCCTGCCTATAGGCGCGCATCCCGCGCAGTTGATCGACCGTGCGAGCACGATGCGCATAAGGGTCGATACCAATGCTGCGCCGCCAGAATTCAACGCCGGAACTCCGCTGCATCCCGATGCGCCCTATGTGATGATTGGTAACGAGTTGATGCGTGTTGGCTTGATCGAACCGCAGGGCGGTGACGTCTACGCAGTGCGGATGCTGCTGCGCGATTGCGCAAAAATAGGCGTTGCGACTGCACATCCGGCGGGAAGCGCGGCGGTTTTTGTCGACCGCGACAGTCTTGCTTTTCTCGACCTTCGGGCGCTTACAATCGGAAATGTTATTGAAATCGCGGCTACAGCTATAGGCGATGATATGGCGGTAACTGCATCCCGGCAGGTCGATGGCGTGGCGATCTTGCCTTGCGCACCGGTGCATGGTCGCGCCCAAAGACGGTCTGACGGATCACTCGTGATCAATTGGGTTTGGCGCGCACGGCATGATCCAGGCTGGCTCGACGGGGTTGATATGCCAGTGGCGGAATCCAGCCTTGTCTTTGAGGTCACGGTATCTAGCGATGGCGAAACTTTATTGAGCGCAACAACAACAGAAGAAGCGCTGGAAATCGACGCCGCCACATTATCCGCATGGCCGGTCGGGCCTGGCGACCAATTGGACATTGCCCTTCATCAGCTTGGAGATTTCGGCCGATCGCTGCCGTATCTCTTTACATTTATCCTTTGACGCTGAGCCATTTTTTCGATCGGGAGTATCATGGAATTGGAAACGCATCGATTTGCGCTGCCACAACTTGTAGTTGCGCAGGCCCATAAGGAAATCACGCATAATGAGGCACTTGTCCTTGTGGATGCGCTCTTGCATCCGCTGGTCGAGGGGGTGGC